TCGACTATCAACTATTCTTACATTCTGGTTAGGATTTACTGCTCTAATGTAATTGTTTTCAACCGCACCATCGTATGTATTATCTTTAACAAGAATAGTGTTGCAGGCGGCAAACTCAATACCGTTATCATCAACATCGTTAAAGATGTTATTAACAATCTGAACATTGTTTATCTGATTACCTGTTGCGCTTTGGTCTAGCTTGATGCCCTTCTTGCAAGTGCTAATAACATTGTTTGCAATAGAGTAGTTGCTAGTATCGTTAAAGGCTCGAACCTTGATGCCAATCAGAGGCTCGTAAACAGAACTCACAACTTGTCCTTGGATATTGTTGCCCTGAATAACGTAGTTCAAACCACTCTGGATAACGTGAATGCCATACTGCTGACAGTGGAATATGTTATTACCAGTAATGTTGCTATTGTTATGCCCTGCTGTGTTACCGTTAACACCAAAGCGGAACCTTTCAATGTTGTTGCCAGTTACATTAACAAAGTCATTCTGTATGCGGATACCAGAACCTACCCCATTCACACCCACCAAGGTGTTGCCTGTAACTGTTACGTTAAATCCCTGTGGTGCAGATGTATCTCCACGCCCTTTGCCCTTTACGTTAATACCGTAGACCTGATTTACGTTACCCGAAGTAATTCCAGAAATAGTATTGCCAGTGATTGTTGCAAATCTGGCCTTAGTGTAGATACCGGCAGACTCTCCAAAGTAAACAATCTTTACGTTATTAGTTCCAGAAGCGGGAGCAGTAGTGAATGTAAGGGTATTGCCTGATATAGACCACAACACAGTTTCATCAGTATTAACTTGTTCAACGCCACCAACGAGAACAGTGGTCTGACCAGTGTTTAATCCTGACTCAGTTAAAGTAAACGCTGTCTTAGAGCCAGTGCCGTTAAACAACTCATTAGAGCCTACTGCTGTAACACCCTCAATTACATTGCTAGTTATAGTCGCTTGCTTTCCGTACACTAACATGACATTACAGTCAGTTGCGCCTGTGGTTGAAATGTTTCTGAACGTGTTCCCTGTTATCGTAATGTTCTTCCAAGTATCCTGCGCTGAGTAAGTGTTGCGCCCTACACGTATAGGCTTATCTGCTGTCAAGGTATCAAACAAACAATTAGTAACTTTAAAAGAATTAACCGGCCTTTCTAAAGTAATGCCACCACCACAGTTTTTTACTGTAATGTTATCTAGGTGAAACTTATCTAAGGAAGCACTGCTACCGAAAGCGTTTTCAAACACAAACTTAAACCCTTCAAACTGCACATCCTTAATGTCAGCATCATTCCTTATAACGACAAAAACCTTTGAATTGCCTACTGCTTTAATTGTACCTGTGCCTCGCATTTTTAAAGTACTATCAGTCAGTACACCACCTGAAGGCCAAGAAGCCACCAAGAACACACCGTCAGATACATAAATGGATTGATCGGAATCAATAGCAGCTTTTACAGCCACTGTGTCATCCGTAACACCATCACCTACCGCACCGAAGGCTTTTAAATTAACGCCATAGTTGTTTACGTAGTCTTTAATTAAGTCGTCAATAACGCTTGTTGAAGAAGCATCAGACACCCCTAGTTTAAAGTACCCTTTTGCACTTGCATATTCAGCATCGGCAGCAATAGAAAGTTTACCTTCATTACAATAAGCTCCCTCAATATAAGAATTAATACCGTGAAGAGTACAAGCAATGTTTGTAGAATAAGGGGCGCTTGCTACAACTTTTAACTCCTTAAATCCACAGTTGTGCATATACCTTACGGTAGGATTAGCAGGGTCACGTACTAAATCACCGAAGAAAGCAGCTCTAACAGCGTTAGCACCTAGAGTTGCGTTGACAGATAACCAACAGTTTTCTAAACTTTTTTGATAATCAGTAGCTAATCCAATCTTTATTTTATCGCCTAACGAAGCAGCCGTACCTAAAGTGATTGTATTGTCATCGCTGGCGATAGCGTACTTACCCGCGCCTGCCCCCGCAATAAGAAGTATATTATTAACGTAAACCTTTAGGGCAGCAGTCCTATCCGCACCTTGTTCGTTAAACTTAGTACTGTAGTCAAACACAGTCTGTCCTGCGGTAGCAGTGTGTATTGCTCTAGCTGAAGACACAGCTTGTTGTAACCTAAAAGGTGCGCCTGTTCCTGTCTCTTGTCCGTGGTCAGGAGCATTTAAACTATAAATCTGTTGACCTACGTTTTTACAACCCCCATCTACCATAACAAGAGGGTCAGGGTCAATGTAACCACCACAGTTAGCATTGAAAATCTCAATCAGGCCGTTACGTCCACCCTCACCAACTCGACTAAAAGCGGGAAGGTTTGACTCAGCGGCACTTCCATCATAAATAAGAGAATCAATACCTATATAAAAACTATTAGAAAAACCTGCAATGTCACATGCTTTTCTAGTTGCAGTTACTGTCTGCGCTCTAACGGATGTGTTGACAAAAGCGTTAGCAAAGATGCAGTTCTTACCTGTAATGTTCTTAAAGTTAAAGTCACACTTATACATACCACCGCGAGTAAGCGCGTTACCAAAAGGAGCGCTTAAAGATATACCGTCAATAACAGCCTGCTCACAGAACTCTAATTGATTGCCCAGTTTGTCTAATACTCCGGTTTCTTGCGCATTACAAACACGTAAGTCTCCATACTCAGCAGCCATACGCTCTGAAATAGGAGTTTCTAACGTTATAACGCCAGTACTCCCGTTTAAAGTAAGAACTTTAGAAAGATGAGCGGTTACAGGATAGTTGCCTGCGCTTCCTACCCAAGTCTTAGTTGTACTGACCCAGACTAAATCACCTACAGCAAAATTGCTCGCATCAGAGCCTGTAGTAGTTGTAATTGTACGTCCACTGTTTACAGCGTTAATAGGATAGTGAGTGTAATCTACAATGTCGGACTTAAAAGCATCGAAGTATACAGGGTTAAAACCACCCCCTAAAAGCACAGAAGATTGAATATCGGCGGCCGTATTAGTGTTCTTTATTTCAGCATCACCAAACCAATGAGAATGTGACCTAATGTATATTGGAGTAGTAGTTCTAATAAAAGAAGAACCACGTTCAAAGGTTAATGTTCTTCTGTTAGTAGCTGCAAAATCAGCAGCTGCCTGCAAAGCAACGCTGTCGTCTGTGACTCCGTCTGATTTAACACCAAACTCTTCAACGCTTACTCCAATGGTGTTTCCTTCGAAGGGGGTTGTAGCGTATACCACTTTACTTCCATCACAACGTAGTATGGCTGACTGCCCGCTGGGGATAGTTTCCCCCGTACCGCCGTCGGGTTTCACTAGTATGGACTTAGATGTAGCGTTCTCTACGCAGTATACTTTACTTAAACTAGGGCATTTAACCGTCGCAATGGCAGCCCCTATTTGGCTGTTAGTGTCGGTGAACTTTAGTATCATGTTCCGCGCTTCAGATGCTGCGCCGCTCGCGGTAGTTAGGATGTGTACGTTGTTAGACCACGTGTTGATTGTAACCTGTCCAGCAATGGCATCCTCCACCATAGAGGTTATGCCGTTGTTTACCTCGTTGCCCCACGTGCCGGAAAGCTCTCCTTGGGTAGGGAGAGATAGTTTTAGGTTGGGAGTATATTGAGTAGCCATGGGGGTTCCTTAGGCTATACGTATAATAGCACTGGTTGCGTTGTTAGCAGGGAAAGTTACATTGAAGGTACTGCTAGTTGCTGTCTTGCGTCCCCCAAAGTCTAGTACTGCTATAGCTTGATTACCGCCCCCAGACTTATATACTAAAGCCCCACTCGCAGATAAAGTTGCGGAAGCCCAAGACACAGTATTAAAGCTAATAGTAGCAGTCGTACCGTCAGAGGTGACTGGTATCAAAGTGGCTGCGTTGCCTCCAGCAGTGTAGTTCGTGCCTGTGATCTCTCCAGTGGTAGTATAAGCAGTAGTACTAGCGTCTAGGTTCATGGCGTCGCCATCGTATAGAGCTACCTTAAACGCCTGTGAAGTGTCAGAACTGAAATCAAAGACTCCGCTGAGCACGTCTACTTTAAAAGATGTTGTCTGTGTCTGAATTAGTGTGCTCATTCTTATGCCCTGTAAGAGTCGTTAGCTAGTTTATCCGAACCCGACATTAACGCTTGCAGTGCAAGCATGTAGTACTTCTCGTATAGGGCCACCATATCTTGTTCACCCTTAGTAAACCGTATAGCTTCCATAAGCGAGCGGTTCAACAATGCAGCGTCGAAGTGATCGCCTAGCCAAGTAGTGCCCGTAGCTACTATAGACTCTGGAGCATACCCGTACTGTAGGTTGTAGGCGTAGTTCTGGTCAGGCGTAGGCCCAAGTATCGCCTGTGTCTTGTTATACAGCCCATAGTGCTTAGGAAAGCCGGTAGAGCTGGGTTTTGGGTACGCCTCGCTGATAAAATCAACATTCTTGTTTAGTAGCAATTTAGAATCCCCTGCCGCGTCTACCAAGGTAAAACTATGTATATACAGGTAATCAGTGGGCAACGTAACAAATTGACTAGGCTGCTCTAGGTTACCTGTGGCGGCTTTACGTAAAACCGGTAACCGTATAGTGTTATATATCTCTTGCTCGGCCTGCTTTATAAACATATCGAGCTGGGCAGTTGTGAATGTCTGTTCAACTACGTCTTGTATGTTTGTCTTTAATTCTGTGTAGTTCATGTAATAGTTACCGTAACTTGTCCAACCTCACCCGTAGCTACTAGGGCGTTGGATGCTAATGAATCTGAAGGGCCGCCTACTGGGTTGTATCCCCACTGAAGGCCACGTGCGCTAACCTTAGTCCCTGTCCCCAGACTTCTATCGGGACGTACATCTCGCAATGCTTGTGGGTCATATACAGGAAACTCGCCCAATTTGTTTTGTGGGTGATCTCCATTCCAACATGAAGGGCACGCCTTTATATTCGTGTCTACCCCTTTCCTAAATAAGCTCTTTAGCTGCTTTAGTCTATACCTAAAGCCACATAAGTCACAGAACCCGAATGCCTTTTTGCCGGCAGCGAACTTAGTCCCCATTACGGGTGTCCCATGCGAGGTACGAACCTAACTGAAGCCTTCTCTCTATCTTCTTGTGAAGCCAAGTCAAACTGCTCTTCGTATACAGACTTTAACATACTTAGGCGCTCAGAGAGTTCAGGTACCTTCATAGCGATGTGGTACGCTAGTCCTGCTACTAGACAGGGGAGAAAACGGAAGTTCATGTCCGCAGTTTCTATACCTGCACCCGCGTCTTGTACTCTGCGTAGGCGGTAGTAGTTTATCTTGTATCCTGCCTTATCTGGTACAGGCCACACACTGATCTTAGGAGCGTCTCTCAGACGTTCGATGAATATCTGTATGGGTCTACCTTGTGTCAACTTGTTTGGGATTGTGGCGTAAGTGCTCACACTGATACGTGATAGGTTAAGGTCAGACTGAGTAGATACACTACCTGCATCAGTCCGTAGTTGGTGTTCTAGTAGGTCAATGGTATCGGCGGGGAGTGTGTACTGCGTCTGCCCCTTCAATAGATCAATGTTACCTTCCTCGATAGTCCACATGTTGATGCCACGGTTTTGCCACTCTATAGTCATCAAGTTCATGGATCGACGGGCAGTACGCAGGTCATAGCCAGAACGCATCTCACGTCCAGCTCTCTCCCACGCCTCTTCAGCAATCTCGGTGAAATCCATGTCGAACGCTGTGCTATTTGATGTAGCCATTATTTTCCCCATCCTGATTTAGCTGTAACTTTAGCTTTCTTAGCTAGATCGCCGTAATGGAACAATCTTACACTGCTTTTACTATGAGTTTTACCTGTGTGAAGAGAGCCGTCAGCCATTTTATGTAGGCCGCCCTTATGCTCTTTACCGTCTTTTTTATAATGCTTAACGCCCATACCCATGGCTACTTCCTCCGCTTAGCAGGAGACACTCTACGTGGCTTACCCGCTGGTTGTCCTAGTCGATTCTTCTCGGCTATCTTACTCTTCTTCTCCGCACTAGACATCTCACCTGAGGTCTTTGGAGTCTTAGATGTAACACGCTTAGAAGGACGGCAGTAAGGAGTACCCCTACCCTCGCCTTTCTTTCTACCACAAGCCTTACCGGTCTTAACGTCTTTCCAATCTTCCTTGAACCAACGCTTTAGAGACGCACCCTTCTCGGTTTTACGTACTCCACCGCCAGACTTATAATACCTACGCATTACTTACCAGCCTTCTTCTTTCGACATTTAGCAATAGCCCCAGACGCGTACGCAGAAGGGAAGACCTTGTAGCTGGCCTTCACCTTCTTATAGCACGAATCCTTTACGGTGCCGCCTTTAGCAAACTTCTTGTCCTTAGGGCAGCCGCAAGAGCTTGTTTTATAGTAGCTACGCATTAGCGCATCTTACATACTTTGCCACCACGTGCCATACCGTAGCCTCGAACTTTACCGCCAGCCATCTTGTTCGTAGCTGCACGTTGCCCTCGCTTAGGCTTATCAACCTTACCACCATCCATCATCTTCTTAGGTGGACTAGGGAGGTTACCCATCATGGCTTTCTTCGCCTTGGCGTCGTACGCTTTCTTTTGCGCGGGGGTTAACTTCTCATAGTCCGCGTCTTTCATTGGTTTAAACTTATCCACATTATTCTCCATCTGCTTGGTCATTTGCGACCGTGATATAGTCATTAGCGCATCTTGCAAGTTTTGCTGCGTGCAGCGATGCCATTGCCTCGTACAGTCTTACCACTCATAAAGCCTTTAGGCTTCTTAATTTTGGCCTTAGACTGTTTAAGTTTAGGTAACTTATTCTTATTGTTCATGTAGTCGGATAGGCTCTGGCCCGGCTTTAGATCTTCTTTATACACTGCCGCCATCTTCTTACCGTTCTTACTGTAAAACTTAGACCCAGCTTTCTTAGCCTGTGCGATAGTCTTATATTGATTCCACGAAGGTGTGGAAGTACTTTGGTCAGATTTAGCCTTAGGTGGAGCCTTAGACACTGGAGCATCTACAGTAGCACGCTTTACCGCAGCAGTTTTCTGATTATTGGCAGAGGTGGTTACTTTCTGGTTAGCGTCCATCTTAGCGTTGTCACGCTGCATCTTACCTAAGTTAGTGCCTTTACCTTCAACCGCTTTAGGCTGGGCTTTAAAGTTGCCAGTCGATTTCTTAGCAGTTGGCTCCTTGGCAGGTGGCTTCTTGTAGTCAGACGCTATTGAATCACTAAGTGCGCCCCCTACTTTAGGTATACCAACTGCGGCAGCCGTAGTGGCGGCACCTGTACCAATTCGTCTACGTCCGCTACGAACTGCACTAAGAGTAGGTTTATTACCCCTTGGGTCATTTTTTGCTCGGTTTTTCGCGCCCTTCGGTGTTTTGCCAACTGTGCCTGATACTTTTTTCTCAACAGCTTGCGCTTTCTTTACCGCACCCTTGCCGAACTTTTTAATTGCCTGCGTAATACCCATCCGGGCTATCGCAGCTATGATTGGTAGTGCCATTTTAACATCTCCAGCGCTTACGCGCCTGTCTTAGTCGTGAATTAGGGTCTTTCGCTGCTTTAGGGAACTTCTTCATCTGCCCTGCGGAACGTGCGCAATAAGACTTACGTCTAGATGCGCGTTTTCCTTTAGGCTTATCTTCCGTCACAGCCGTTTTTAATTTACTGCCGGGGTTATTCTTTCGGTACTTCGCTACACCTTTAGCGGTCATGCCCGCACCGGATTTGGTAGAACGTTTGTCGCCGCTCTTCTGGCTCATCCCCTTCATACCGGTGCCGACTTCCCCACCTGTTTTGTAGTACCTACGCATTACTCTAGCTCCAGAAGAACGTCATAGCAGTTATGTTAGTTTTATTTTGCAGCCATATCTCGTTTTCAAAACGAACACCGTTACCCGGAATGTTTATCGAGTGAGTGTCCCCTACAGCGAAAGTAATATCCAAAAGATTGGCACCTCCATCGCCATCCTTCAGGATAATTCTAGGGGAGCCAGAGGCCGCAGCTTTTATCATCAACTGACGTAACCGCGCAGGGCCACCGCTAACTGAGCCGGTGGATTGGGTTCTCTTACTTATAACATCTACTTTTTGAGACATATCACCCTCCTAGGATAAAAACACAGTAACGGCTACTACGTCTGTCATCGCAGATATACGTATGTTGTCCTTAAACCGTATGCCGTCCGCAGGTATGTTTACGGAGTGAGTGTCACTCGTGGTGAGATCCAGATCCAGTAGAGTAGGGCCGCCGTTACCGTCAGTAAAAGTCAGTCTGGGAGTACCACTAGTACCAGTCTGAACTTCCACCTGACGTAGTCGGGCCGGCCCCTGAAAGGATATCGCCCCAGTAGCATTTTTACGTACTGCAAATACATCTGAGCTAGACATACGCTACTCCTTATGTGTTAGAGTTATCTGCGCCTTCATTCTGCAAGTACTCAACAACTAACGTACCAATACCTGTACCAGTGTTAGTGTTAGTAACAACAAGACGTATATCAGAAGTACCTACGTTGAGCCAAGACTTGTTCCGAGGAACAGAAGTGCCGGGCGCGATTTCCAGTAGGCCAACAGTACCGCCAGCTTGGTTAATAGGAGAGAAAGTATCACCTGCATTCTGGTCGCCAATACCAAAGGTAGCAGCAGCGCCGTTCCAAATTGTAGTGCGGAACACATACATTCTGGTGATTAAAGAGTTAGCAGGAATAACGATGTCAGAGGTAAAAGTAGTAGCAGTCTGCTTAACGATCCCAGTCTGCATTACATTAACTGAACCTACGTTACGCAGTTCACCGACAGTAGTGCCAGTAGTGTTTTGAATTGTTCCGGCCTTGATTGGGCCTGAAAATGTAGTTTGTCCCATAATAGTTCTCACATGTGAGTTATGGCATATCTGTCTACATGTCGTCAGTCGGGTCTGTCAGATACGCCGAAAATTTTTTCCCGAAATACAAACATATCACAGTGTGTGGCTTTATGTCAACCATAAAAAAGGGGGCCGAAGCCCCCTTAGTACAACTTGTTACTACGCGATTAAGCGCCCGGAGATCCGAAGACACCCAGTGGGTCAGAAACGCCGAATGAATAGCGCTCACGAGCCTTGTAACGGCTGTTGCCTGTATCGAAGTCGCCGTCCATAGAAGTAGCCATTGGGCTACGAACGAAGTGCTTCAGGCCATTAGGGATGTCAGTAGTCAAGAACCAGTTGTCTGTATCAGTCAAGTAGTTATTGATAGTGTAACCCTGTGGTACAACACCGTTGCTCTTAATGGCGTTGAGATCGTTATCAGCAGTGCCTACGCGACCTTCAGTCTCCAACAAACGAGTAGCAACGAATTGCAGGTTTGGTGGAATGATTAGCTTCTTAGGCTTAGCAGCGATCAGGAGACCACGCTCGTCAGTCCAGCCAGCGATCTGAATAACAGCAGCTTCCAAAGAAGTTTCGTTAAGATCAGCAGCAACGGCTGGTTCGTTAGAGTTTACACCACCGCCAACCAATGGATGGTCAGTAGCACAAAGTGATTTACCATCACCATAAGTAGTGCCAGCAGCAAAAGCGTTGTTCAGAATGTCTGCGCCTTTAACCTGCTTAGTGTAAGCCATCGCACGAGCAAGCGCTTTAGTATAACGAGATGACAAAGAGTCATACAGGTTATCTTCAATTGCTTCTTCAGTGATAGCGAAACCCATAGCTACAGTTTCGTGAGTGTAACGAGCAGTGAATGCTTCTTGCGCGTTATCGTACTCAATTGCTGCACCTTCCGCCTTAGTTGGGGCAGAGCCAAAACCAGACAGCTTAGTTTCTTCTTCAAAAGAACGGTCAGAGGTTTCAGTCTCGAAAATCTCTTTGTGCTCTTCGCCATATTTTGCGTACTCTAAACCGAACAGTGCGTTCAGGCCGGGTAGCAATTCTTTCAGTAATTGACTTCTTGAAATAGCCATTAGTTATTTCTCCTATTATACCGCTACAGTAGCATTCATGAATGCGTGGTAGTTCGGGTTAAATTTAACGAGGACATCAGTCTTCGCATCGCCGATAGCAGACTGGCCAGCACGAGTGCTGAATCCAACAATCTTAAACGCAGCGTCTGTAGTCTCGGAATCAGTAACGTCCATGATTGACTTACCAGTAGTGGTATTTGTCTTTGCTGACGTAGGCTGAGTAGTGAAGTGACAGTTGTGACCTAGTTCCGCCTGAGTGATCGCAGCGACAGACTGAGCTTGGAAAGTAACGCCCGGATCAGTTACGACGAACGCAGTAGCGTTAGCAGTGTTAGCAGGGAAGAACTGAGAGAAGATCAACTGACCTTCGCTGTTTACGTACTCACAACCAACAAATACACCCAGAGCGCCTACGTTAGTAGCGCCACCGAAGTTGTTAGTGTTGTTAGCAGAGCCGGTATCTTGAGATAGCTCAACGAAACCTGCGTTTAAAAATACAACCGAACCATAACCAATGTTGAAGTTATGTGCGGAGGCTTTAACTGGAAAAGCATCACGGGCGCCCGCGTAGGGAGTTCCGTCAGCCTTTCGTACGGGAACAAGCCCGTATGGGGAAGCTGTAGTAGCCATTATTATATACCTTATAAAATTTTAGTTTAGTTACCCTTTACCAAAGGTAACTTTCGATTTCCTATCATTAAAGATAGGCATTCTCGGATCATTTTCTCGCATCAGATTGCTGTCAACAGATTGAATCTGAGCCGTAGACTGCTGTCTATAGTAGTCATTTCGCTCGTCAACCATCTCTTGAGCTGCCTTACAAAGAATCAGTCCACCAATTACCACGTTGTCTTTGAACCTTTCGTTTTCAATAGCGACAAGTGTTATCTCTGGGTGATCTGAAGCCTTTACTGGCTCCCAACCTTCACGAATTTTAGATGAGACGTTAGTAGCATCAACAGCACCTTGCGTACTTGTGCGAATCCAGCGAAATTTATATCCATCTTGTGGGATTGGAGAAGGCAAAACTTCTGGTCTTTTCCAAGCGGTCTTACGGATAGTCTTATCACGGGTTGTTACTTCACGATTAATTCTGTTCTCAGCCATTATACTTTCCTCATCTCTTCAGCAACCTTTTTGGCGTATAGCTCCAGTGGAACTCCGAGTTTCTTAGCGATAGCTACTTGTGTTTGCGTTAGGCGCACCTTTTTGGGTGCTGTGCTCCGCGACGCGGGGGCAACCACATTACTTCTTCGCTTAGAAGGCTCAGTGCTTACTGAAACTTCTTGTCCGGTCTCTATCCCGAGTTCTTCGGGGAAAACCTTTTGCATACGGGCGTCTATAGCCTCGTAGTATTCATCACTGCCTGTGTCTATACCTTGCTTAACTAGCTTCTGGTGTACACCCATGGCGACAGCCGTCATCTCGTCGTCATCACCAAACCACGTATTCTCTGAGGCCCATTCTGCGGCTCTAGGGTCAGCGGTTGGTGCTTCAACAGCTCTTTCCGGTAGTTGTACACTACTTCTTTCTCTTTGTAAAGAGTCAACATTATAATTACTTATCTTATCGGCACGGATGTTAGCGGTGGTAAGTCGTTCTTGTGCAGTTAGAACCTCTTCTGCGTCACCACCCTCATACGCTGTCTTGTACGCTTTCTTGGCCATTTCTAGCTCGGAAGCGGTACTTTTCTTAGCGTTCTCGATAGCCGACTTCTTACTAGTAAACGCTTTCTCTTGTAGCCCTTCGTTTTCTTCTAAGAGCTTCTTAGCAAGGCTCTCCAGCTCTACACGCTCGCGCATAGCTTCTTCTTTGGCGCGGCGCTCGTCATGGTAACCCTTACTAAAGTGTTGAATTCTTTTACGTACTTTCTCAGAGTAATCTTCCAACTCGTCGTCAGTAACGTCTTCAGGGGGTTTAGAGGCTTTACGCCCACGATCTGCTTTCGGCGTATCATCGACTACTTCAATCTCTACCTCTTTTTTAGCTTTCTTGTCCTCAACCTCTACCTCAACTTCTCCCTCTCCCAACGTTTTAGCGCTGGAACTCTCGATCTCAACTTTATTTTCTACGCCGTCTCCCTCAGGAAACTCAAACTCTACTTTCTGAAAACCCATAACTTACTCCTTACGCTCGTGATATTTCACGGGGATCGCTAACGACAGCCTCTACAGAATCATCGTTCATCAAACGATACTCTAGACCATCAACTTTAAATCGCGTGCCAGTATTAGCACGGAACATTACATAA